TATTCCTGCCTTAATAGACACTATGGGTTGGACTAGTAACTTAATACATGGTCAACTTAACCAATGTGTAGCTAAAACTGGTAGGTTAAGTAGTAGTAAGCCTAACCTACAGAACTTTGACGGAGAGATTAAAAGTCTCTTCACAACTAGATATAACGGAGAAGACTTATGAGTGTAGATACACAGCAACATTCAATGAATGAAGTACATCAACAAGAAGCACAAGAGGAAGCACATATACATTTCGTAACTATGGAGTTTAGTAACCTCTTAGAGACTATGAGAACAGAGAACGTGTTAGAACTATTGACACCTGAAGCTAAACATAAACTAACTAAGGCTGTTATTAGTCAGTATAACCATAAGTTATTACAGACAACAGGATTATAATATGTTACTTAACGCAGATGCAAAGCAACTAGAGTGGATATGTGCAACATATCTATCTCAAGATGAGACAGCTAAGAAAGAGATATGGGAAGAACTTGACCAGCATACTGATAACCAAGAAAGGTTTGGACTACCTTCTAGACTAATAGCTAAGACGTTTGTCTTTAGATTAATCTATGGTGGTAGTGCTTATTCATATGCTATGGACCATAACTTCAAGGACATTGGTGGTGAGAAGTACTGGCAAGATATCATTGATAAGTTCTATGCTAAGTATCAAGGTCTAGCTAAGTGGCACAAAGATATTGTTGACACAGTTAAGAAACAATTATATCTAGAGATGCCAACAGGTAGACGTTATGATTATAAACCTGAGACAAATAGTGTAGGTAATGTTAAGTTTCCAGTTACTAGAATACTTAACTATCCTGTACAGGGATTAGGTGCAGACCTAATGGCTATAGCTAGAGTTAGTATATCTAACAGACTAAAGGGTAAAGAGAATGTTGACTTAATCAATACCGTTCATGATTCTGTCATGATTGACTTTGATGAAAAGAAGAATGATACGGAAGAGATAGTCAGTATAGTGGAACAAGCGTTCCATGATATACCTGCTAACTTCTATAAACTGTTTGGTAAGAAGTTTAATTTACCGACAAGAGTAGACGTTCAAGTAGGGCAACATTGGGGTGAAATGAAATAGTTGACTTTTCATTTTACATATGGTATAATATTAGTGTAGTATAAATTTAATTACTTGGAGAATATATGTTAATTAATGTAATTGATGTAGGGAGTGTTAATACTCACTCGGCAAAGAACGGTAGACAATACCAATCTTTAGAAGTAACATACAAGAATGAACAAGGACAAGCACAGTCTAAGAAGTTAATGTCATTCAGTAATCCCGAAGTGTTCAAGACAGCACAGTCATGGACTAAGGGTGACACAGTAAATATAGCCACCGAGAAAGATGGTAATGGTTATTGGCAGTGGATTAAGATTCTAGCAGAGGGTGAGGTAGCACCTGTTAGTAACAATGCACCAGCCAGTAATGCTGGGGGTAATAGTGCTACAAGAGTATCAGGTAGTAACTATCCGACAGCAGATGAAAGGGCACAGACTCAAGTCTATATCATTAGGCAGTCTTCCTTAACTAATGCAGTAGCTACTCTAACTGCAGGAGGTAAGGCAGTAGCATCTGATGATGTACTTAAGTTAGCCAGAGTGTATGAGGGTCATGTCTTAGGTATTAAACCTGAGACTGAACCTGCGATTGAAGACTTATCTGATGATGTGCCGTTTTAGATGTTAGCCTTAATCGACCATGATTTAGTAGTGTTTCGTTCTGCAGCTTCGGCAGAGAATGATAGCTTTGGTATTGCTAAATCTAGAGCAGACCAGTTGTTAGATTCTTTGATAGAGAAGACAAAGGCTACAGAGTATCGTGCCTTCCTCTCTTCAAAGAGTAACTTCCGTAAAGACATATTACCTAGTTACAAAGCTAACAGGACTGCACCAAAGCCTAAACATTTAGAAGCACTACAAGAGTATGCATTAGAACACATGAATGCAGAGGTAGCAAGAGAGGGGTTGGAAGCCGACGATGAACTTGCAATTAACCAAACAGACGAGACGATTATAGTATCTCTGGATAAAGACTTATTGCAAGTACCTGGTCAACACTTTTCATGGGAGATTAGTGGTAAGAAGTGGAAGAGACCTGATATCTTTAGAACAGTATCTGAGATAGATGGTCTCCGACTCTTCTTTGAACAATGCATTAAGGGTGATACATCTGATAATGTAATAGGTATCAAAGGAATGGGTGATAAGAAAGCTAAAGATTTATTAAAGTATATAGAATCCCCTGAAGAAATGTTTATGATTGTTCAGGATTTATATAATGATGATGAGGCTTTCATTAAGAATGCATCCTGCCTTTGGATGAAAAGAACTTTAGAAGATAATTGGAGAGATAGGTTTGAACAATTTCAAAAGCAAACTGGAGGAGCAAGCATGGAAGTTGCTCAAGCAGACTTTTCCGTCAGTTAAGTATGAACCTGATGTCATTCCATATATACAGCCAGAGCAAGAAAGAAAATATAATCCTGATTTTAGGATTGCAAAAGATGTATACATAGAAGCAAAGGGTAAATTAGATTTAGAAACAAGAAAGAAGATGATGTGGTTTAAGGATAACAATCCTCACATTACAATAATCTTTTTATTTATGAATCCTGATAATAAGATTACCAAGCGAAGTAAGACTACTTACGGAGACTGGGCAACAAAGTCAGGGTTTCAATGGTTAGACTTTAGAAACAATTGGGTCAAACCTTTAAAGGAGATGTTACATGCAAATAAGTAATTTAGTTGAAAATGATGATGGAAGTATTGACTTTGATTTTAAAGTTGATGCTCAGGAATCAGAGTTTCTTCTTGCCTTTGCTATCAAAGCATTGATACGAGAAGGTATCATTAAGACAGGAGAAGAAGAGTTTGACTTAGAAAATCTTGAAACTAGTAGGAGGTTAGACGGATGAAGCATCTAGTTATTCCTGATACCCAAGTAAAGCCAGGCATTAGTCTGGCTTACTTAACTTGGATTGGTAATTACATTGTAGCTAAGAGACCTGAAGTTATAGTAATGATAGGAGATTTTGCAGACATGCCTAGTCTATCATCATATGATACAGGTACTAAATCTTTCGAAGGTAGAACGTATATGGCAGACATCAAAGCTGCTAAAAAGGGTATGGAAGCATTGCTAGCACCTATGAAAGAATTGAATAAGCAGTTAGCTAAGATGAAGAAGAAGCAGTATAAACCTAGAATGGTATTAACATTAGGTAATCATGAGCATAGAATTACTAGAGCAGTAGAATATGATAGAAAACTAGAAGGACTAGTATCTTTGGAGGACTTACAATATGAAGAACAAGGATGGGAAGTATATCCCTTTCTGGATGTTGTTAGTATTGATGGTATTGCTTACTCTCACTACTTTGCTTCTGGAGTCATGGGAAGACCTATTACATCAGCCAATGCTTTACTAACTAAAAAACATATGTCATGCTTTGCTGGACACCAACAGGGTAGACAGATAGCTTATGGTCGTCGAGCAGATGGTAAAGAGATGACAGCTATCATAGCAGGTAGTGCTTACATGCATGATGAAGACTATTTATCACATCAAACCAACCAACATTGGCGAGGTATCTATGTATTACATGAGGTTAATGATGGTGCATTTGATGAGATGGCAGTAAGTATGGACTACCTTAAAAAGAATTATAGATAAGTATTGACTTTTATTTAAAAGTATGCTATAATATTAATACAGATAAGGAAATAAAATATGGGTAAAATATTTGATGAGACTTGGGATGAACCACTTAACAATCAAGTAGGTGGTAATCATTATAGTAAGTTAGCTATACAACCAGTAGAGTATATTACATCTAATAACTTAAACTACTTACAAGGTAATGTAATTAAGTATGTTACTAGATACAAAGATAAGAATGGTATAGAAGACTTAAAGAAAGCAGAACACTATTTACAAATGTTAATGACTGAGTTTAAAGGAACTAAGAAATGAAACAAGTAAATGTTTTATTATCTGTTATAATGGCACTAGCTATGTTCTTTATCATAGTTAATAATGCTAAAGCAGAAGGTCCAATAGGTGTTGGACCATACGTACTAGCTGTTAGTTACACAGGTAGTTATGATGACTTGAAGTATGTAGCTAATTTTGCTAATTGTGATATAGCTTATGAGTATTACAAGCAGAATTGCAAGGGAGC